TATTAAAGAACAATAAAAATACAGCTGAGATGGCCAAACCTACTGGAGTTACAGAGCAAACTAAAGCTTTAACTGTTACTACTAAACAAGTAGAAGCTGCTAAACAACAAAAGCCTGCTGCAGGACCAACAGTTATTAATAATAATGTAAGTTCTCCAACAAATGTCTCTAGTAGTCAAGGTGTAATTGGTGGACCTACTGTAGCTGATCGTGGATCATTGAATCTAGCATCATTCTAAAAAAAGAGGAGGGATTGCTCCCTCCTCTCCATTTTCATAATATAATTTTATTCATCAATCTTCATTTGCTAGAGCTTTAAGCTTATCAAAGTAAGATAGATCTTCATCCTCGTCTTCAGTCTTCCAAGGAACTTCCTCAGTAGCTTCCTTAGCCTTAAAGTTAGGCGCAGAAGCTTCAGGAAGAACTACTCGATCGGCCCGAGAAGCAGGAGAAGCCGAAGGAGTTGCACTAGGAGTTAGACCTAGAACCGTATTCAGCTTAGCCTTTAGTTCTTCATAAGACTTAAAGTTCTTAGAATCAAGAAATTCTTGTAGACCGTATTCCTTATTCCAAATAGCTTCTAGATCTTCATCAGCACCAGGAATTGGTGCAGGAGCTTCAAATTCAGACTTGTCATAGTTGCGATAGCCTTCAACATTACGAATCTTAAGCTTGAAGTTAGCACCTTCCCATAGATCAAATGGGTTGATAGGCTTCTCATCATCAAATGATGGATTCATTAGATCATTGAGCTTATCAAAGATCTTCTTACCATATTGATAAAGGAATACTCTGCCTTCATTTGCAGGATTAGCTGGATCACGAACAACTAGAATATTAGAGGTAAAGTGCAGGCGGCGCTTTTGTGCACGCGCTTGCTTACGAGTAGGCGAGTTATCGTCATCTGAGATATTCCAAAGTTCTGAGTTGTATTGAGCAACTGGATCATCTTGACCAATTGTAGTCAGAGACTTTTCGATGTACCACTTACCACTAGGACCTTGAAAGCCATGATCCCAAACGCGAACGAATGGCATGTCTTCTCCGACAGGAGCAGGAAGGAATCGAATTGTAGCTGAACCATTACCCATCTTATCAACTTCTGGCTTCCAAAAGCGGTCGTCATCGTTAGACTTTGATGTAGGGTTATTAATCTTAGTTAGTTCTTGAGTGAGCTTTGAAAGAGATTCAGTGCTCGAACGCTTTAGATTAGCAAAAGATGTAGTCATATGTATTCTCCGTATATATTTGTTGTATGTGCAATGTATGTAATCTCAAAATACTTCATAATTATTCTTGGAGCGGATGGTCGGGATCGAACCGACGACCAACAGTTTGGAAAACTGTGACTCTACCACTGAGCTACATCCGCATATTCTATTATATTACTTTTTCAATTAATGTAAACACTTATTTTAATTAGTCTACGTAATTTAGATTTCTTAGGAAGAGTGACTGTTGACGAATGTACCGCTCTTCCATAGTTGAAGAAGCACGAAGAGCATCAGTTGCACCTGCATCTACTTCTAGACCAAACGCTCTCATGATATGAACCCAATATTCAGTTGTTTGACAGTTTACGTGATGCCATCCTGGTTGATTTGGGAAAGCATGAGTCATAACAATGTATTTGCAATTTTGCATAGGAGCAACAAAATTACTAATATACCGAGCTTCGACGTGTTCTACAAATTCTACTGTCCAAGCCAGATCAAACTTCTTACGAGTTTTTTCCGGAGGTGGAATCCAAGGGCCAGTAGAAAAATCGTGAATGAAATGTCGATCCTTGATTTCTTCTGGGACAGTGACTGAAAAATCTCCGTCAACTCCATAAGCGTCTAGACCTTTTTCCTGGGCCATTCTAACCATCCAACCTGGACCGCATCCAATATCAAGATAAGACTTAATATCGTAGGTCTTAATTAGAAAATCAAGTGCACCTTCATCTGTATGCACAAAATCTTCTGATCCGCCAAGGTGCATAGGAACACCGTTATTTGTAAGCGTTAATGTTACCATGATATCTCCATTGTTTCAATTAGTATGTTTTTCATTTTACTCATATCATATTCAATAAAAGGTGAGTATTTTATGCATGTATTATATATATCTGGCCAAAGAGCCGTATCTTGGATTTGATTATTCCATTTTTTTAAGAAGCCAAGCATACTAGATAAGATAATTAACGTCTCAATGCATATCTTCTTTTGCAAATATTGTTGAAGAAACTTTGGATATTGTCCGTCAACAACAGTTAATTCATCATCCATATTAGATATCTTCTCAACTTCTGTTTTGAAAATATACGAGATAGATTCTCTTCTCTTTAACCAAGCTCTATAAGTATCTTCATACTTAGAGTCAGCAACCAAATCCCCGATCCAAATATTTGAACCATATTCTATGAAATTAGCTACCACAAAGTCTCTAGGATGATCCTTCTTAGATAGTTTATGAAAAGAGTATCTATCTCGTCTAGTCTCAAACGATTGCTTTGAGGCATTCGTCTTACCATTATACTTAAAGTAGTCATAATTACTGCCAAGAGTAAAGTGCCGCTTCAAAGCCAGATACATTACGTATGCGGCGTATGCATCCATTAGATATCCAATCGAGCAGTCTTTGGCAAAAAGTTCAAGTTTTCTGCTTCAATTTGAATCTTACTCTTGATATTTTCATTACTTTTAATTAAGGATGCAATACTCTCTACTTCGATATTATTCTTTTCACAATGCATAATAATTGCATCCATATAATCAATATCATGTTTCCAAACCAAGTTTTCTATAACTTCATAGAATTCCTTAGCTTTACTATTCATCACCATATTATCATCCTCTATAAAATTTATGATTACCAATTATAGTAGTCAACTTGGAAGTCTTTGCCCATAATGGTCTAACTGTATTATTGTGAAAGAAAAGAGCACCATTAGTATTGTCTCTTTCTCCTTCTAAGATATCCTTTGCTACTTTCATCGCAGTTGCAAAATTATTCTTATTGTTTGGAATATCAGACGCTCCATCGCACTTATAAGAAAACTGACAAGTAGACTTATATTTTTGATTTATAACACTACATATAGTTTCAGGAAATTTAGAACTTTTTGTTCTATTGACAATCACATGAGCAACAGCCCTTTGGCCTCGTAGTGATTCATTTTTACTCTCAAAATACACAGCTTCCGCTAGACATCGTAATTCGTTATGATCTATTTCAGGAATACTTGGTTCTTTTAGAGTAGGAATATTAAGTTGTGGTAATGGAGCAGTTAAAAATTCTTCTTTCGCTTTCTCTGGTATATTGGCCTTAGCCGGTAAACTCATTGGTACTATTAACATAAACATAGTGCACAGAAACAATACTGATTCTGCGTGGTAATTTATTTTGAAACCCATATGGCTTCTCCTTTATAGGGAGGAAGTCAATTCACTTCTTATTCAATACCGAAATAAATTGTATAGTTGATTCAAGTGTATCATTTGTAATTGTAAAGGTTTCGTCTGCCTTTACTTCAAGGATATCACCTGCAGTAATCTGCACACTTGATCCATTTACCTCCATTGATCCTGAACCGCTTAGGACTATAATTACTGAGTCCTTTGCGGCTTTACTTTCAATGTTACCCTGAATATGTCTCAGGGGCAGAACGACAATTTTATTTATAATAAGCTGATTTAGATAATCATCGGACTGAATTTGAAACATTCCGTTGTTTATGACTACTGGTGCATCAAAGTCATTCAGATTAGTCTTTTTCATATTAACTCCATTCATGTTATTGGGCCCGTGCTGTTGCTAGGTGGAACCCATACCCCGGAAATTATGCTGCTAGAGCGTAATCCATGCTTTCGTTGTCGTTAGCATTTATAAGTTTGAACTGATTTGCGGTCGTTTCTTACCGTGTTCTCCTCTTCCCGTCTGAAGTGAATCGATTCTATTCGCCCCCATCAAAAACACTTGAATATCTTTAACTCTACTAACCAAATGTTTATGGTGGAGGCGCGGGGATTCGCACCCCGGTCTTCACAACTTCAAGTCCGTATCAACGAACATTATATTTATAATACACTATATTGGATTAATGTAAATACATCTTTTTAATATTCTTATAAATAATCAATACTTAAGGAGATAATTGTGGCTGCTATTACACCTCAGACAAATACTGAAGAGTTTTATTCAGATTTCCAGACAAATTTTACAATTCATCCAATTAAGAAAGATTTAACTCGTCTTATAAATGAAGATGCAGTCAAGAGATCTATAAAAAGCATACTACTAACTAACTACTATGAAAGACGATTTAGACCCAGGTTTGGTGCAAATATCAGAAAATATCTATTTGATAATATTACTCCTCTTACTCTAAGAGCCATTCAAAGTGATATTACTAATGCCATAACCACATATGAACCAAGAGCAAATATCATTGATATCAAAGTTTCTGCTGGAAATGATAACAATGAAGTAGACGTTACCATTACATTTACGACAATAAATAGATTACAACCAGTTCTGTTGAGCGCCACCATAGCACTAGACAGAGTCAGATAATAGGTAAAATATATGGCAGCAAATTCGGCTCTTGTAGTATCTGACTTAGATTTCGAAACTATTCGAGATAATCTAGTCACGTTCTTATCTTCTCAGGCTAGATTCAAAGATTACGATTTTAATGGATCTAATCTTGGTGTATTATTAGATGTATTATCATATAATACACATATGAATAATTTTTATACAAATATGGCCATCTCTGAGATGTTTTTGGATTCAGCTCAGATTAGAGACTCCGTAGTTTCTCGAGCTAAAGAATTGAACTATACTCCTAGATCAGCTCGATCTGCAGTTGCATACATAGACATTGCGATTACTCCAAATAATGCTCCATCAACTATTACAATTCCTCGTGGAGCTACATTCACATCACGAATTGATAATAGTATCTATACCTTTAGTACCGCAGATCCAATTATTGTAACAGCAGCAGACACGTATACTGCTAGCGATGTTGCAGTATATGAAGGAGCTTATGTCTCAGAATCATTTTTAGCTAATACTGCTATAAGTGATCAAAGATTTATTATCAATAATCCAAATGTTGATACTTCTAGCATCAAGATTAATATTCAAAATTCTTCGGCTGATACTACAAATAGCGAATTTATTCAAGCTACATCGTTACTTGGATACACTTCTACATCAAAGATTTTCTTTGTACAGGCTTCTGATAAATCCAGATACGAATTAGTATTTGGAGATGGAACTGTTGGCGTTCCGCCAATCAATGGAAATATCATTAATGCTTCTTATAGAGTAAGCAAGGGGATTGCTCCAAACGGAGCTGGTAGTTTTAAGGCTTCATCATCTATAGATGGATATGGAACTTCTCTTATTACAGTAACTACAAATGAAATTGCATATGGCGGATCAGAACAAGAAACTATAGCCTCAATCAAGTTTAATGCTCCTAGACATTACCAAACTCAAGAAAGAGCTATTACTATAGATGATTATAGAACCATTCTATTAGCTGAATATCCAGACATTAGAGCTATTAATATCTATGGTGGAGAAAATGTATATCCTCCCCAGTACGGATCAGTATTTATTTCTGTAGATTTGACAAGCTATGTTGGCGTTCCAGAAGTATTAAAAACAGACATCACGGCTTTCATAAGCAACAAAATGCCTATTTCAATTGAACCAATAGTAGTTTCTGCTGATTACACATATGTAGATTCAACAATTGCGGCTTCTTATAATCTAAATGCTTCTTCTAAAACGGAAAATGATATTAAAAACAGCATTGTTCAGGCAGTTCAAGCCTTTAATGTTGAATATCTAAATAATTATAATAAGACTATGCGATATTCTAAATTAGCCGCCGCAATAGATGGCGCCGATCCAAGTATAATTACATCTGATCTTGTGACTAGAATGATTAAGAGAATCTCTCCTACAGTTGATTCAGAACAGCTTTTTACACTTGATTACCAAAATCCTGTAAAAGAAGGAACTCTTATTTCTGATACCTTTACATATGGCGGGATTCAATCTTACTTAAAAGATACAGGAAATACTCAAATTGCTATTGTAACTTCAACAACAACTCTTGATATTTTGGAAACTGTAGTAAAAGGTAACGTTGGAACTATTGACTATGATACTGGAGTTGCTTCTATAAATGTTCCAGCATTAGATGCTTATACGGGTGATTCAATTAGAGTTTATATTGCATCTTCTACAAATGATTTTGCCGTAAAGAACAATACAGTAATACTAATAGATGATGCTGATATCAACGTCACAGTTTCGGCTACGCGTGCATGAAGAATATAGAAAACAATATATCATCATTAATAGAATCTCAATTTCCGGGCTTTTATCATGAAGATGGAGATAACTTTGTAGCATTTGTAAAAGCATATTATGAATGGCTAGATCAAGGTGGCTCAGAATCTAGAAAGCTTTTAGAATACAGAGACGTAGATTATACTGTAGATTCGTTTTTAGATCACTTCAAAAATGAATTCTTAAACAGTCTTCCAGAAAATACTGCTGCATCAAAGGCATTTCTCGTTAAACATATTCAAGATCTTTATAAGTCTAAGGGAAGTTCAGAAGCAAATAAACTTCTTTTTAGATTAGTTTTTGATGAAGACATTGAAGTATACGATCCATCTGTAGATATTCTTAGACCATCCGATGGTATATGGAAAATTCCACAATATTTGGAATGCTCAGAATCTGATAGAGCCTTTACTTTTTTAGGACAACAGGTTACAGGCGCAACATCTGGTGCAAAGGCATTTGTTGAAAATATTGTTAGAAAAAGAATCAATGGCAGATTTATTGATATAATATATCTTAGCGATATCAAAGGCCAGTTTGCAACCGGAGAATATATTACAGATAATAATAGTCTTGCAGGATCTCCGTATATTGTAGGATCTCTAAATGAAGTAGCTGTAACTTCTGGAGGAGCATTTAATAGCGTTGGCGATCTTCTAGATGTATCTGGTTCAGGAGGGATTAGAGGCAAAGCTAGAGTTAAAACTGTTATTAATGGAACTGGAAAAGTTGCTTATACTGTAATTGATGGCGGTTACGGGTATCAAAATACATCTAGTATAATAGTATCTAATGCTGTTATAACAATTAGTAATGTAAGTGGGTCGTTCTATCCATTCATGAGCGTTGTTCAACCGTTACAATTATATAACTATAGTGCTATTACTGGAAACACCTTTTTAACTTCAGATATAGTATCTGGATATAGTAATTCAAATGCAGTAGTAGCAAATGGTTATATTGTATCAGTTACTGCTAATAGTGCAACAAGTACTGGTAATCTAGTTATAAGTGTTACTGGAGGAGACTGGAACCTAGCAAATACTGTAAGACTTGCTTCAAATTCTTCAGTGAATGCAACTTTAGTATCTACATCAAATGTTTCTGCAATAGCCGATCTAGTTGATTCTAATACTACAGCAATTGGAATCTATGCTAATACTAGAGTTTTTTACGACAAAGGATATGTTAAAGCTTATATCGGTGAACCCGTTGGACTAGTAAATGTAACTAGTACATCTACAACAGCAGTACTTGGTACTGGAAACAATCATTTTGATTCTGAAGTTGCTGTTGGTGATACTCTATATTTCAGAGCCAATAATGCAGTAATTGGAGTTGTAAATTCTGTAACTTCAAATACAGGACTAACTCTAGTTGCTAATTCATTATTTGCAGTATCTAATTCTACCGTCTGGAGAACAAATTATAAAGTAACGGCTAACACTGATAGAGTGTATAGTTCTGGTACTGGAACATCAATTAATATTGGTTCACTAACTTCTACAGAAACCATCATTGTTAATGCAGATTTACTTTCTGCTAATAATAGTGGATTAAAACCATTTCTAGATATACTTATAGATGGCTCTAATTCTAATGTTGCTAGTAATGCGTATGGATTTCCAGCCAATACTGCCAAAGGATATAATAGCATAATTACCGGTGCATTAACTACTAATACAATTATAGTTGGAACTATTCAATCCTTAACATCAGCTAATCCTGGTAATAATTATAACATTGATCCATTAGTTGTAATTAGAGAAAAGTTTGTAGCAGGATACGATAGACCAAGCTTACACATCAATTTAGCAAATACAAACAGTCTATTTTCACCAGGCCAGACTCTAACTCAAGATAGTATACTTACTCGCAGTGTTCTAAGTGTATCTTCTAACACTGGAGCCTTTATTCAAGACGAAGGTGTTACACAGCTTACATCGTTAGCTACTGGTACTATATATTCTGCTAATAGTACAACTTTAGTAATTAACGTTTTAGCTGGATCATTTGTTACTGCTAATAATGTTGTTGGAAATATTGGTGGAGCAAATGCTGTAATTTCTGCTATATCTTCATCCACTTCACTGAGTAGAGCCAAGGCAAATATAAAATCTGTTGCTGGAAATACAATTTTTATTCAACCAAAAATCTTTAGTTTTGATTTTACTTCATCCGCAAATGTTTATAGCACAGACAGTAATGATGCAGTTCAAGGCCTGGGTTATATTTCAGATATATCTAGAGACCATACATATAGAGTAATGGCATTTAATGCAGATGTAAACACCGCCGTTACTTCTGCAAATGGTATAGTCACAGAGGTAGAAGTTATATCATCAGGATTTGGGTATTCTAATGGAGTTGCTCTAACTCTTACCAATACTGTAAATGCTCAATTACAAATTGTTGGTTCAGCTATTGATATAACAAATGGCAAATCTGAAGGTTTCTGGAAAGATAATAGAGGCAAGTTAAATTCAGATAAATATATTCATGATAATAAATACTATCAAGAGTATTCTTATGAAATACGTTCTAGATTATCTCTAAATGTATATTCTGATATTTTGAAGAAACTCTTGCACATTGCAGGCACGGAACTATTTGGTAAAACTATTATTCAAACTCAAGAAGATATTACTCTTCAAACTCCAGGCGTAGAGATAGAGATAAGCTAATGACGGTTGTAGCAAATACAAAGCTTTTTAATATAAGAAATAGTTTACAATACTATCAACCTATTCAAGATGTATCTAACAATCAGTTTTATATTTTTGCTGCGCGCAATACTCCATGGCCAAATACTACTCCGCTTCCTATCTCAGATTCTACTACAGAAACAGAATATACAATATTTGAAGAATTAATCTTTGGCAAAATTGTTACTCCAACTGATACAAAGATGATGGTTGACAGGAATGATTGGACTTCTGGAACAATTTATGCTCGATATGATGATCAAGATGGCGATCTCTTCTCAAAAGCATTTTTCGTAGTATCATATGAAGGTGGCGCATATCATGTATTTAAATGTATAGATAACGCAAGTGGAATCGCATCTACTAGCCAGCCGCTGTTTAGTGAAACAGATGCAGATGAAGAAAATTATACTACTGCAGATAGTTATCGCTGGAAATACATGTACACTATCGACACTGCTACATATAACAAATTTACTACCACTGACTATATTCCAGTAGTTCCAAATACGTATGTTACACAATTTGCTAATAGCGGATCTATTGATGCAGTATTTGTTGTCTCTGGTGGCAACAATTATTTTTCAGCTGCAAATGGATCATTTGCAGAAGTTTCTGTTGGTGGTAATACATTAGTTCATGCAATTAATAGTGGTTCTTCAAATAATGGCTTTTATACAGGTTCCGCATTGTATATTTCAAGTGGAACAGCAGCAGGACAAGTCCGCAGAATTTCAGGATATACTGTTACAGCAAATCAATATCAAGTAGCAATAGAATCTGCATTTGATCCACAGCCAGATTTAGCATCGGCGTTTAATATTACTCCATATGTAAATGTTATGGGAGATGGAACCGGAGCGGCAGGTATTGCAGTAGTTAATACTACGTCAAAAGCTATTCAACGTATTGATATGATTTCTGGCGGATCCAATTATACATATGCAAATGTTTCTATTGTCGGAAATACCGGTTTGTTAATTGCAAATTCTGCAACTGCCAGAGCAATTATACCTCCACGTGGTGGCCACGGATACGATGTATCTTCTGAATTGAATGCAAATAAGCTTGGAATAGGTGTCACATTTGCTAACAATGAAGCAAATACAATTTCTACTCAAAATGATTATTCTAGAATTGGTCTAATGCAAAATCCAAGATATGCTAATGTAGAAGTAACGTATAGTTCAAATGTTGGTGTATTTTTATCTGGAGAACAAATTACACAAGCAATTGGTGTCAATACTTCGCTCAATACATTTACCAGCATAGTTCAAAATTATTTATATACTGTAGGAAATTATGTAACTCTTGGATTTAGTGCTGCTACATCTCTGGCTGCTAATGATATAATCTATCAAAATTCACCTGTAGCAAATGGAATAGTTATACGGGTAACTGGTAATACAGCAGTAGTTAGAAAAGATTCCGGATCATTTACTACTTCTACTACCATATTTAAATCTGGAAATACTCTTGTTAATAATAGTATTAATGCAGTTTCTGCAGGATTTACAAATACCGTATTTGGCTTAGATTCTAGTTCAAATGCTCTATTTGCTTTAGCTGCTACAAATGCAATTGACGTATATATTAATGGAAACAAGATCTTTAATTACGGCACATTGCCTTCAAATACTTCAATAGTAAGTTACTCAACAAATTCTACAATTGTAACTCTTCTAAATAAAACCTTATCAAATACCGATGTTGTCTCTATAAATAAGTATGTAACTACTGCAGTATCATCCAATACACAATATTCTGCGGTAGGAACTGTTCAATCTTCAAATACTACTGTATTGAAGTTGGCAAATGTAAGTGGTGTGTTTATTGCTGGTGCAAATATTGCTGGAGGATTATCTGGAGCATATGCTAATGTTTCTTCTGTTATACAACCATCAACAGTGTTTGTTCAAACTTTAAAACTTACTGGAACATACCAAGTTGGATCTAATACTTTTGTTATAGACGATTATTGTCAACAAGATACTCCTGGAGCTAATGGTGCGTATGGTTATATTCAGGCTATTGATAATCCAGTAGGAGGTGGGAATACTACATATAATTTCTATCTTACTGCTGTAAAGGGCGAATTTGAAGTTGGTGGAAGTAAGACAATTCAATCATTATCTAGTGATAAAAGAGTAGATGTAAGTGCTATAAAACAACCAGATCTTGTTAAATACAGTGGTGATATAATTTATGCCGAGAATATAACTGCAGTCAGTAGATCAAATACCCAGTCTGAGTCCATCAAACTGGTTTTGAATTTTTACTAAGAGGACCTAGATGCCATTAGATACTAATTTTAACGTCGATCCATATTACGACGATTTTGATGAAGCAAAGAATTTTCATAAAATCCTCTTTAGGCCAGCTGTAGCCGTACAAGCTCGTGAGCTTACACAACTGCAAACCATTCTTCAAAATCAAATTGAACGATTTGGTGATAATATCTTTATAGAAGGTACAGTCATTCAAGGATGCAGTATTAGTACTGATTCTGCATATGATTATATAAAACTTCCAGATCTTAGAGTAGATGGTCAAACTACAGTTCCTTCAGATTATGAAGGACTACGTGTAGTATCTGCAACAGCATCCAATCTACAAGCCATTGTAGTCAATAGTACAACTGGACTAGAATCTCAAAATCCAGATCTACATACAATCTATATTAAGTATTTAAATACAGGAACTAGTGGTCAAAAGGCCTTTGCTGCCGCAGAAGAATTGACATTTTATTCAAATACAAATCCTTCAAATACCACAACACTATCTACTTCTCTAACCGTTAAAGTTGCACCGGCTCAAATTAATGCAGTAAATACTAACCCAACTGGGACCGGATATGCATTTACAATTGGTGAAGGCATTATCTTCCAAAAAGGATTCTTCATTAAAGTTGAGTCACCAATTACTGCAATTATTTCAAAGTATTCGGGTGCACCTAATAATGTTTCTGTTGGATTTTCAACTCTTGAAGCTATAGTTACAGAATCTACTGATGCTTCTCTTCTAGATAATGCTTCTGGTTATACAAATGTTAATGCTCCTGGTGCTAATAGATTAAAGCTTACACCAACTCTAACTGTAGCAAATAGTAATGCTCTTCCATCAAATAATTTCTTGTCTATTGCTGATTTTAATAACGGCAATCTAGTTAAATTAAAACAAACTACTGAATATAATGTTATTAATAAAGAAATGGCTCGCCGAGAATATGAAACAAACGGTGACTTTGTAGTAAATCCATTCAAATTAAATTCAGATGTCAATCCAGCCAATTCTAGCACATTTAATACTCTAATTAGTTCAGGACTAGCCTATGTAAATGGATATAGGGTTCAACTAGAAAATTCTTATAAGTATGAAGTTCGCAAAGGCACAGACACCATATCCTTGACTGGCCAAAATATTTCTGCTTCATACGGAAATTACATAGCAGTTAAAGAAGTAGCAGGATACTTTACACTTGGATCTACTGTTAATCTATATGATACAGTTACTTCTGCTTTAACTAACAGAGCATACGCTTCAATATCTCCAGTTGGAACTGTAATAGGTACAGCTACTGTACTATCATTCTCATATGCCAGTGGAACTGTAGATACTCCAGATGCACAATATTATTTGTATCTATCAAACATTCAAATGAACAGCGGCAAATCTTTCTCTTCTACAAAAGCCTTTGCTGCTACAGGAAATACTGGCGTAGCCGATGCAGTGCTAACATATAATGCAACTTTAGCTAGTAATGTAGCTACGTTGGTTGATCCAAACTTTAGTAAAACTGCTTTCTATACTGGAAAATCATATGTAAAAACATTAACTCCAGGAGCTATTGTTAATACTTCATTCATATTCCGCAAAAATGATATTGTAAATGTAAATTCTAATGGTGTATCTTTAGCCATAACTCTTACTGGAAATCAACAATTCTATTATGGAACTGGAACATTAACGTCTCTACAAGAACAAGCCGTAATTGTTATTCCAAATTCAAATGTAATAGTAACTAATGCTACTGGAACTGTTGCTATTGCAAACGTAACTCCAAACGTAGTTGGTACTTCTACTACATTCTTGACTTCTTTCCAAGAAAACGACTACATAAGAATTGCAAATTCTACTGTTAATGAAATTAAGCAAATCAAAAGCATCGTTAATAATACACTATTGATAACCACAAATAGTGTTACTAATGCTTATGCATCTGGCACTCTTGCTAAAGCATATCCTAAAAATATTCCAATTAACTTTGCAGATCGTAATTCAACTATAGATCTAGCAAATACTACTTCTATGACATTCACACTAAGAAATGCAACTAATGCTGTAGAAACTTTAGAAGCCGCAGCAGCAAATGTGAATATCTATTATGATGTTAAATCAATAACAACTGCCGCAATTCAAAAGACGGTTAATCAGAATAGAACCGTATGTATTGATACTGCGCTATTCTTACCATTTACAGCAAATATAACATGTAATACTGCTACCAATGTTATTAGCACAACAAATACTGCAGTTAGTAGCTATGTTTCTCCTGGATATAACCTATATCTATCTGGAACTAATGCTAATACGGCTCTTATTGGTACAGTATCATCTGTTAATGCTACTGCAATGGTTCTAGTTGCAAATGCTACATCTAATTGCTTTACCTTTGTTCCACTTGGCGGAACTATTACATCTAATACTGCTAGCGCAATTGTAACTTCCACCAATACTACAGTTAATACATATATTTCTGCTGGATATCAAATATATCTTGCTTCAAATTCACTATTTTTAGGCACAGTCTCATCTACAAATACTTCAGCTATAACTCTTACTGCAAATGCAACTGCAAATCTTACTGCTAATGCTGCAAACTTCTCTTCAGCAACTAATCGGATTACCCTGTCTGCTAATAGCTCAATCGGACCAAACGGACCATGGTATCTTGGTTTACCAGATGCATATAAATTAAGAAGTGTTTATAAGGTTCCTTCAGGAACTGCATTTAGTAATAGTTCTACATATGACACAACATCTAGTTTTACACTACAAACCAATCAAACAGATACTTCATATGGGATTTCACAACTCATAAGAAATCCTGGCTCTGGTAGTGCTCCAGTATATAATGGCGATAAGTTAACTGCTGTATTTGATGTCTTTACAATTCCCGGCGGTACTGGTGTAGGATTCTTCTCTATAAATTCATATCCAATTGATGATGCTAATACTGCAAATACTTTAGCCATTCAAACTCAAAATATTCCAACCTATACTACTTCTACTGGACAAACTATTAGTCTAAGAGATTATGTTGATTTTAGAGCCTATGTATCAAATACTATTACTCTTGCGGCGACTGCAAACTTAGCAACTGCTTCTGCAAATGCTGCAGTCATCAATCCTCTAGTAAGCAATACGTTTACTTCTAATGGGTATATTACTCCAGATCAATCATTTGGATACGATCTAGATTATTATGTTGGCAGAATAGATAAAGTGCATTTAAGTCCTGCAGGCCTAGTGAATATCATTGAAGGTCAGGCTGCAGAAGCTCCTCAGGCACCACCAAGTCCATCAACTGGAATGACCATAGGTTCTATTATTGTTCCTCCATATCCTACTCTAGTAGCTTCTCAAGTTACACCTCAGACTAATGGACAACCAACAGTAACAACTTCTGTAAATCAAACTCGTAGATATACTATGAAAGACATCAATGGTCTTAATAAGAGAATATCTAAATTAGAATATTATTCATCATTATCTTTACTTGAACAAAAAACTAAGAATTTAGTTATTAAAAACGAAGCAGGACTAGATCGATATAAGAATGGTATTTTTGTAGATAATTTTGAAACTACTTTTGGATCCAATCTAAAAGATTCAGAATACTTTGCTTCATTCGATCCAGCAGAAACTTCTATTATTCCACGATTTGATCAATTTAGAATTGATTTACAATATAATACTAATGAAAATGCTAATACGGTTCTTCATTCACACGCAAAAACTAATGATGTAGTTACATTAGCATATACAGAAGTTGCACATATAACACAGAATACTGCTACGCGTTATCGCAATTGCACTGAAGGATATTATAATTGGACTGGAACAGCATTCACGGTTCCTCTATATGATGCATTTGTGGATACTAGAATTCCACCACAGCCTGTTATAGATCCTCCTCCAGCTCCAGTTCCTGCGCGGCCAGAACCAGTAGTATATCTTGTTTCGCCACCTCCGCAGCCAGAGGTGGCACCCGAGGCGCCTCCGGCGCCTCGGCCGAAAGGACGCGAGCCTGGCTTCACCGATGGGCCCCCGGCGCCTGCCGCGGCAAATACAGTAGTGTACGTTAATTCGCCACAGCCTGTTATAGATCCTCCTCAAGCAGTTGTTTTCCCAAGACCACAGTGGGGGAATCTGGTATGGTTTGTTGAACATGATTCTGCATTCTATATTCCAGGAGATTTTAGTACCGGCTGTCAGATATATAGTAGTGATCTAGGATATTATAATGCGTGTGTGCCGGTAAGTCAGCCTGTTATTGGAGGTTCTAATAACGTTGTTACTACTACTATTACTAACACTGAAACCACTGAAGCGCGGATTCGTCGCAAATTGGACACGATCGCTTCTATTGGAAGTGCTACTATCATCACTACGACTGCAAATACTATTACTACTACTGTTGTCTCTCCTCCCGTAATTCCTGGTTCAATCTATGTACCAACTGGAAATACTGATGTTGTACTTCCTTACGTACCGCCTACAGCCGCTGCCAATACTGCACGCCCACCTGCAGTAGAACCTCAAATTTTTACAATATATGTTGATAGTGGTGCTTTTGGTGGTACTGGAGGTACTACTGTCTATACCGGCACTATTAATTTTGACCCTGTTACTGGTAACGGCATGGATACTACTATGACTGGTATTATGGGCGGTGATGTTTCTGAAGCGCCTGATGCATATGGTGGTATATTATACGAATATCCTATTCAGATGGGCGGTGAGGGCCGCGAACCCTTCTATCTAGCAAGATATGAATACGAACCCTAAAATACTATATGAATATCACTGGCTGGAAAATAATAAATAGTATGAAATACTTTAGAGTTAAGGAATAACTATGGCAATTGAACTTTATTCTTCACCAGGCAGCGCTGTAACTCCAGCTGTTTCTGGAAAGCAGACAAAAAGGGTAGGTGGACAACAAGTTTCTGCCGATATGACTACGTTTATTAGAGAACAAGATATTGCAATATATGCAACTGGTCTTCGTCCTAGCACCAGAATGTACGTATTTTTTGATGGAATAAGAATTTCTGGGTATACAACTCCAGCTACTACAGATTTTACAAAAACAAATCCTTCTATTGCAGATTTTTATACTGATGGAGCTCGTGGACATGTTACATATACAGATGCTAATGGTAGATTTGCTGCCATATTTCATGTTCCACAGGCCTCGTTCTTTACAGGAGAACGCCAAGTTATTATTGCAGACGTAGACGATCTAAATAGTCTTTCGGCTTCTACTACTAAGGCATCATATACTTTTCATGCTTTTAATAATAATAGTCCAGTTAGACCATTGTCTCCGCCTATAGCAGCATCTCCTTTAGGATCTACTGCTGCTGAATCTTTTTACGGAAATAGTCCACTAGCTCAATCTATTCATATTGGAGCCGATGGACTCGGTGAAGCAGATGGTATATTTGTAACTAGTTTAAATTTGTATTTTGAATCTAAAGATGCAGTTCAAGGTGTTACTATTGATATCAGACAAATGCAAAATGGAATTCCAACACAATCAACAATTCCTTATTCAACAGTAACTATTCCAGCATCTAGTGTTAATATTTCTAATGATGCATCTACTGCAACTACAGTAACATTTAAAGCTCCTATATTTTTACCATCAGATAACTTTTATGCAATTACTATTTCCCCAGATGCTGGCAATCCAAACTACAGAGTTTATACTTCTGCAGTAGGCGGAAATGATCTACAAACAGAAAATCCAGTATTTAAAAACTGGGGTCAAGGTGATCTATTTACGTCTACAAACGGAAATACTTGGAACCCAATTCCAAATGAATTCTTAAAGTTTACATTAAATAGAGCTAGCTTTACTTCTACAGCAAATAGCTCAGTGAGTCTAGTTAATAAAGATTACGAATTCTTTCATATTGGCAATACATATGGGCAATTTGAACAAGGTGAATATGCATTCCAATTAGCATCAAATGTTGTATTTACAAATGCAACATCTTCTTCAAATACAGTTTCTATTAATGCAAATACAAATGTCGTTACTCTTCAAGGATTAACAAGCACAGTAACTAGTGGATTTACACAATTCTCAAATACTACAGTGCTAATTGCTTCTAATGGAAGTTATTATGATACACTATTTGTAAACAGCGTTACTAATACATCTTCTATGACAATCAAGAATGTTCCTAAATTCTCTGGAAACGTTAATATTCAATGGACTCCAGTAGGTAAAGTTTATACCTATGATATTAACTACTTAGATCTTACTCTAGTAGATTCTACTGCATCTAATAGTGCATTCAAATTTACACAAAATTCAACCATAGTTGGTGTAACATCTAGATCAAATACTCAGATTGGTGTTATTAGAGATCGAGTTATCAATAGATTTGCTCCACTATTCCATAATACAACTTTACCAAATGCTACAATTGACTTACAGCTTCTAAATACAATTACTGGAACTTATGCAAATACAGAAGTAGCATCATATGATACCTCAAATATGCACAATATACTTAATAATGAAATTGTAATTGCTTCTAAGTCAAGTGAAATTACAAATATGAATGGTAGAAAATCATTTTCTGCTAATATTGTATTAAGTTCAAATAGTGGATTTGTAAGTCCAGTTATTGATGTTCCAACATCAACGGTGCTTGCTTATCGCAATATGATTACTAATCAGTACTATGGCGAAAATACCAAGAATGGTCTAGCAATTAATAAGTATATCTCTAAGACTATTACTTTAGCTCCTGGATTAGATTCAGAGGATCTTGTAGTCTATCTTGATGCATATCGGCCCAGCGGAACAACTGTTAATGTATACGGAAAATTCTTAGCAGCTGCAGATCCAGATGCCTTTGATTCAAAAGAATGGACACTGCTTCTTAATGATCAGTATTCATCTACACTATATTCTGACGCAACAAATTTGTCTGATGTAAAAGAATTTAAGTTCTCAGTACCAGTTTCTCCACCAGCAACTAGTAAGACTGGTGCAATTACTACTAGCAATACAGGAACTACTGTAACTGGTATTAATACTACATTTACAACTGATATTAAGATTAATGAAATTGTCAAGATCTATAGCGATTCTACAAAGGCTACTTTCCAAATATCTAAAGTAACTAATATTGCTAATAATACTTCTATGACAATAGATAGCAATTCATCCTTTACTACTACTGTTGGATCTTTTGCAAGAATAGATTTCCCACGTACTGCTTTCATCAATGAGCAAAACGGAAATATTCTAAGATATTACAGTTCTTCAGGCGTACCATATGATACATTCGTCACATATGCTATCAAGATTGTTTTAGCATCTGAGACATCATATGTAGTTCCACGTATTTTAAATCTAAGAGCAATTGCGATTACATAATGTCAATAAGTGATCCCAGATATGTCAAGACTGATGCAGAAAATTTTATAAGAGATAGAAAAACTGCAGCCGTGTTAAATACAGATCGAGATTCACTTTTAATATATAAAAAAGAACGTGAAAGAATTTTAAGAGCTGACTCTATAGTTGAAGATGTTAATTCTCTAAAGAAAGAATTTTCTGAGATTAAGGACTTGCTAATTCAACTTGTAAATAAGCAATAAATATAAGAAAGTTACTTAGGAAGAATTAATGGCTAAGCAATATGCTAATATACAACCTGGATTTGATACCTTTGCCGCTTGGGTGACAAAGACCAATAATCTTCTAGACGATATGACCAATATCGTCGTAACAGTTGCGTCTAATAGTGCTGGTGCTGTTACTACAGGAAATGCTCATGTAACTGGTACACTTTCTGGTACTACTGGTACATTTAATACACTCCGCGGTGGTAACGTAAGTACTAACGCAACATTAACTATTGCGTCTGATGTTGCTATTGCAAACAGTTATGTTCTTTCATTCGGCAATTCTACCGTCAATACTACAGTTAATGCCACATCATTTTCTGGTATAGCAAACTCAGCAAATGCTCTTACTACATCACG